GGTTTCAGTCAATGGTCAACCGGTAGATATGGTGCGCTTCGGTGGTCAAGACTACATGCGACAACCGCAGAATGTAGAAAGCGGCGTCTTATGGGCTTCAGATGCAGGCGCAGTTACAGGTCTCAGCAACGCGGCAAGAGCGGCAGAGCGGCTTCCCGGAGTTAGTAGGTCGCCTTTATATATTCCATATCAAATGGGCGGCGCAAGCACTGATTTTGCCACAATGACTTCCGACATCATGGTTCCGATTGCTCGGCAGAATATGAAGAAGGCAGATAAAAAAGCGCTTGATAAGCGTATCCGCGAGGGTGCTGGCACAAAAACAGGTGAGTTCAAACCGCAACCAGATTGGCCCGGCATTGATAGTCCTAAAGCCGACGAGTGGCTTGCAAACGCAGGCGGTAATCGCAAAGCGGTAACCAAGGCGGTAGACGAGTATCGTGATGTTGCTGGTATTAATCTTTCGCAGGCACGCGCAGCAATTGTAGACCCAGAGCAGTTAAGCCCACGCGTCGGAAATCTACGTCAAGCTGGAATATTAGATTTGATGCAGCCAGCACAGCCCGGAATACATCCGTCTTATAACACTGACCTCATGGGGTCTTATTTAGGGCAGTTTGGCGAGGGTGCAAACTTATTGTCGGATTTGAATCCATTGATCCGGTCATCAGGAAAGCCTTTTGTCCCAGAAATGATCGCTAGAGGTCACAACCTTGAGGCTGCAGCTTTGCCGGCTCCAGTAGGTAAGGCTATGCAAGCTGGGCTAATTGGGGCGTTTGATCAAGCAACGCTGGATGATTTAATTAAGAAGGGACTTATAGCGCCGTAATATGATCGCTTTATTTTCATCAGATACGCAGTCGTGGTCGAGCATTGTTTCTAACATGCCGTCCACCCAATCAAATGGGTTGATCTCTATGGCTTCTAGCCATGCTTGCGTATCTGGATCGAGCGTTTCAGTATTCATACGCAGTAGTATAGGCGCTGAGGTATAATATGGCTACACCACGCAAAGGAAAGGCACGAGTAAAGACCACGGCATCCGGTAGAAAGGTCTCATACGGACAGAAGGGCGCCAAGGTAAAGCCGGGGACAAGTAAGGGCGATTCGTACTGCGCGCGCTCTTTGGGGATCAAGAAGCGACTGCCTAAGAGCAAGCAGAACGATCCTAACACCCCTAACAACCTATCGAGAAAACGCTGGAAATGCTCCGGCGCAAAATCAAGGAGGAAGTGATGCCGACAGTGGGGAAGAAAAAATTTGCTTACACAGCAAAGGGCATGAAGAAAGCCAAAGCCGAAGCTAAGAAATCAGGTAAGGCTGTCAAAAAGCGAGGCAAAAGTTATGCCAAGTAAAAAGAAGGGCCTGTACGACAATATCCACGCTAAGCGTAAGCGTATTAAGGCCGGCAGTGGCGAGAAGATGCGTAAAGCTGGCGAGAAGGGCGCGCCTACAGCTAAGCAATTTAAGAAGGCTGCTAAGACGGCTAAGAAGAAGAAGTAATGGCACTGACTAACTATTCTGAGCTGCAAAGCTCTATTGCTGACTTTCTCAACCGTGATGACCTGACATCGGTAATACCGACGTTCATTGCGCTTGCGGAGGCGCAGATCAATCGGGACTTGCGGCATTGGAAGATGGAAAAGCGAGTTAGCGGGTCGCTAGATAGCGAATACTCGCATCTACCAAATGACTGGCTAGAAACTATTCAAGCGCATATATCGGGCGATGGCACGTATCCGTTGCAGTTAGCGTCACGTGACTCTATCGCTGACAAGAGATCGGCAAACAATGACACCACTGGCCGGCCAAGGTATTACGCGCATGCTGACTCAGCTATAGAGCTGTACCCGACGCCAGACGCGTCGTACTCCGTAGAGCTGCTGTATTACGGCAAAGTACCCACGCTAAACGATATAAATATTGCTAACTGGGTACTACAAGACGCTCCCGACATTTATTTGTACGGCGCCTTGATTCACTCATCACCTTATTTGCAAGAGGACAACAGGGTGGCGGTATGGGCGCAGATGTACGGTGCTGCTGTGCAAAAGCTCAACCAAGCATCTGAGGCAGGTCGTATGAGCGGCTCAGGTTTAACCATGAAGGTGCGCGGATTAGGCGGGCCTAAAAGGCTGCCAGTTAGATGAGCTTTACAAACTATTTAGAAGATGCAGTATTGAAGCACGTCTTTGCGGGCGTTGAGTATGACATGCCAACACTCTACGTCGGCTTGTTTACAAAGGGGCCATCAGACGCGGGCGGTGGGACAGAGACTGGTGGCTTCGGATATGCAAGGCAGGCAGTCACCATGAGCGTATCGGGTAGCGCCCCCACAGAAGCAGAAAACACAAATGATTTAGAGTTTCCGGCGCCTACGGGATCGCTTGGCAGGATAACGCATGCAGGTGTATTTGACGCATTAACGGGTGGCAACTTGCTGGCGTGGGCGACGCTGACAGATCCGTCTGACACATCAGTAGAGTTGCCGCAGACAATTGAAACCGCTGACATCTTTAAGATTGAAGCGACGCATCTAAAAATACGGATAGATTAGGGTCTTATTGCATGTCTACGATTACTACAAGAACAGGCAAAGGATCAGCGCTAACGCATGCTGAGTTAGACGACAACTTTACTAACTTAAACACTGACAAGGCGGAGACGTTAGCTGACCTTGGTGTTACCGCAACGACTGACGAAATCAATTTATTAGATGGCATCACAGGCATCCTCGATGAAGACAACATGGCAAGCGACAGTGCGACTGCGTTGGCGTCTCAGCAGTCGATTAAAGCCTATGTTGACAGCCAAGCAACAGCGCGGGATCTAGATGTCACGAGCGATAGCGGAACTATAGCTATCGATTTAGAGTTTGAAGCCATGACAATCGCTGGTGGCGAGGGAATTGACACCTCTGCTACCGGGAACACAGTAACGATTGCCGGTGAAGACGCCTCGACGTCTAACAAGGGCATTGCGAAATTTGACTCAGCGGATTTTGCCGTTAGCTCTGGCGAAGTAAATCTGGTGACCTCTGCTGCTGCATTTGGTGCGGAGGGTGTTCAAACAGTAACCGCTGGTTCTTTTGTTACTGGACAAAGATATCAAATTGTTTCTACAGGTAATACAAACTTTACTTTAATTGGAGCCGCAGATAGTAATGTAGGCACAGTATTTGTTGCTACAGGCGCAGGCACAGGTACAGGCACAGCCGATCTTGACGATACAGTAAAACTACAATCAGCAATGGACTCCGTAGCTGTATCAGGCGCTTGGCTAGACGGCGCTAATAAAACTTACTTGATTACAACAACCATTGATGTCGATCAAGGTGCGTTCTGTCGTCTCCGCAACTTCAAGTTCAAGCTTGGCACGTCATATACAGACCAAGGTAGATTCAACTGCGACGCTGGGTCAGGCACTACGGCTATGACTGTCGCACTAGATAACATCGTTTTAGACGGCGGTCGTGGTGATTACAAATCAGGCAATGAGCCTTGGACTGATACAACAACAGACTTCGGTGGCTATGACACAATTGAGCCATCTCCAAGCGCGTTTTTTAAGGTAAACGCCAAAAATGAAGAGACAACGACGCACATTACTAACTGCCGGTTTGAGAACCATCACGGAATAGCCGCGGTGCGAGTAGACTCTCACGGCACAACGATCATCAAAGGCTGCGTGTTTAAAAATATTTCTCACCAGACATTCGCTGTATATCAGGCTGTGTTTGATGCCAATGACAATATTACGGCCCATAAGGGTCGCACCATTGTTTCTGACGTCTATGCAGAGGATGTTGGGCTGTTGCCAGATACATTCGCGGTGGGCGGCACGGCGATGACTTTTGCTGCAACGACAGCGGCGCCTCAAGGTTCTTTTAACTTCTTGGCGATTGGCGGCGAGTACAGTCTGTCAAACGCTACCTGCAAAAATTACGCCTCATGCGGCGTTACTGCTGATCGCAACAAAAAGTTTAATGCCACCAACATCTTGGTCACTAACGACTCAGATCGATCGTTCTCTAACAACCCATCGGGTGCGTTCT